GGTTTGACAAGGCCAGAGGTTTCAAAATTAGTTAGTAAAATTAGAGACAAAGCGACTAAGACGGATCGTGTTGTAATGTGTGGAGATATAAGAGGATGTGACAAAAGCATTCCAGCTCACTTTCACCGAATATTATTTGATACTATCGCCGGCAGTTCCCCAAATGAATATATTAAAAATGCAATTCTAAGTTTAGGAAATTACCTTTGTTTTACACCTATACTTAGAAAAGATAAAATAAATTTCACACATGGATCAACCACTTCAGGATCGTGGATAACTTCAATTTTTAATACTTTTGTAATTTACAGTGTAATTTGCTATAGTTATAATGTATTATATAATAGGTTTCCAACGAAAGATGAAGTATTAGTTCAAGGTGATGATTTTATCTGTGTTATTGAAGAAGAAGACGAAAAGCAGATCCAAGAAATTTTCTTATTGTTTAATCTTCATATTAAACTATCCAATTCCTTAATATCTAAAGGAAAAGACGACATTGAATTTCTAGGTTTCTTATGGGATTGTCGTAATACACCAAGACAATTAAATTCTTGGGTTTATGTTAGAACTGTATATCCTGAAAGAACTGTCGAGGAAGCTGGTGTTGATAGAATAATTTCAAGGTATTTAAGTTTAATATTTCAATTAAATAACAGTAATGAGTTATTTAAAAGATTTTTAAAATATGATAAATACTTAAGAGATAAATGTCAAAATCAGTCTAATCCAGTTTTTAAAATAATAGATTCTATGGGACGGATGGTTACGCAAGTTTTTCCTATTATTTATTTTTTATCTGTCGGATGGAGAGCATTCTAGGTAAGGTGTATATATATGTAGCAATTATCTGTATGACTCAAAAAATTATTAATCCATTTAGGCTTAAGCCACAAGAATTTTATCCAGGCATTATTATTAGACGTGATGAAGTAATTATAGGTGATGTAACCTTTAATTTCTTCTTTTCGATTTTATATTCATATTATATTTCATTAGTGAGTGCCAAAATTTCTGGATTATCTTTTCAGAATATTCGCAAAATTAAATCTTTATGTGGAATTCATCTAAGTGTTGACGTTGATGATACTGCTAAAGCTATTACAAAATACATTTGTAATGACATATTTGGTTTGATTAATGTTTTGACAGATAAAAATACTTCATATTCATTAGCGGAATATATTTTGGCAGACATCAATGAATTACCAAAAATGTTGTTTAATATAGTCCGATTTGTTAATTCACATAAGGTAGCAAATATAATTGAGGGATCAGGAAATTCAATAATAAAATGGAGAAACGTTACTAAAACTTTCGATTCGACAGATTTAAAAGAAAATCCTGATGATTA